CATAGGTCGATTTAGATCAGAAGCTAAAGTTGATAAATCTGGTAAAAATCCAATGTTTAAATCTGAATATAATACTCTTAATGATGTATTAAATGCATTAGATAATATTCAGCAATATGGTTTGGATTTTAGCCAACACGTTCAATCAAATACTTTAGTCACTACTGTAATGCATTTAGAAAGTGGTGAGTGTTTTGATAGTGTTATGGATTTAAATACAGAAAAAGAAACATATCAGTCATATGGTTCATGCTTGTCATATTTAAGAAGATATGCTCTTATGACTATGTTTGGTCTTAGATCAACAGATGATGATGGAAACAGTTCACTTAGAGGTCGCAAAGTTTCTCCCCTTGTTTCTCATAACTCTGCGACTTCTGGGAACACTAGCAACTCCTCCTCAGTTAGTGTTCCCCCCCTATCTAAACTTAAAGACGATTTATCCAAATGCACAACTGCTAAAGAAGTGAATGCATATTGGGTTGCTAACTATTCTGCAAAAAACAAAACAACTACAGATGCAGAACTTGAATTATTTACAAAAAGAAAACAGGAGTTAAATTAATGAATAATTGTAATTTTAGTGGCAGACTGCCTAGAGATGCTGAACTTAAAGATGTTGGTCAATATAAAGTGTGTAATTTCTCTATAGCTTCAGATGTTGGTTATGGTGAAAATAAAAAAACTTTGTGGATTGATTGTGCCATTTGGGGAAAACAAGGTGAGTCATTAGTTCAATACTTATCTAAAGGTCAACAAGTGTTTATTAATGGAGAATTAAGCACCAGAGAGTACGATAAAGATGGTATGACTAAGACTTCTCTTACTGTTAGAGTTAATAGCCTAGATTTTGGTTCTGCGCCTAAAAATGCAGATGGTCAAGCACAACCAAATCAAAATCAACTTGATGATGAAATACCATTCTAATGAACAAAAATGAGTTATTAGATGCTTGTAAAGTTGCCCTTAATAGTCGAGGGCAGCATTATGGCAAGGTATTAGAAAACCATAATCGTATAGCTAAAATATGGTCAATAATATTAGGAATAAAAGTAACTGAAGAACAAGTTGCTTTATTGATGGTTGCTTTAAAAGTGGCAAGATTAATTGAAACTCCAACACATCAAGATAGTATGTTAGACATTGCAGGTTATGCAGCAGTTATGAGTGAATGTATTGAGGAAAAAAAGAACCAAACAAAAACCACAGAACAATCAGAAGAATATCTCTGGCACAAAAATTAAACGTATTGAGAAGTGTGTTTTTTGTGAAATAGGTATTGATTTAGATAATCAAGTTTTTGTTTGTGATATGAAAGGAAATGTTCTTCATATGCAATGTTTTGATGAAAGGTGTGAAATAATTATCAATGTCCGAAAACAACAACAGAAAAAGCAGAAGTAGTGAAAAGATTAGAGAAGATCATGCTAAATATAGTAAATGTTTTAAATGTGATACACCTTTAAAAAAAACAAACTATTTTAGATTTAAACCAGTAATGTGTAATGATTGTCGAGGTGAATCTAATTCTAATGATGCGACAATTAGAGAAATACAAAAAGAAATGAAACTACTTCCACCATCTCATACTGAATTAGGTGATGGCACTATGTTTGAAGATGATCCTATAGCAGTAAAAGAACAAGATAATGCAAGATATTCTAGAGTTGCACCAGAAGTTCATTATGGTGTTTCTGATATTTCTAGTATTATGTCAAGCAATCCCTATAACAAATATAAACCTAAAATTGGATCAGCTAGAGATGGTGTTAGATATAAAAGAAAAGATTATAGTGGTGAACCTTGACAACAATCGTCAATGATTTGATGGCATAATACACATTGCTCATGTCCATTTACATTAACAGTTTGCAAAACACCCTGACATCTATTGCATCTAGGTTGGCAATGCTTTAATGGTTCTAACCATTCTGCACCAACACCATCTTTAAATTCTTCTTTTTTAGTGTTTTCTTTATCCCACTCTGTCAAAAGATTTTCCCATTTTGTCATATGTTTTCCTTTTTCTTACAATTCCATCTAAATATTTTTGATAAAAATAATTACTAATTTTATTAAAGAACTTAAATATTTTAAAACTTAAAGGCATTTATTACTCCTTTTTTTTACTAAAATTTAATCCTAAATTCTTGGCTGCTCTTTCACCATACCAAAAACCCATACTTAATAAGTTTAATTGCCATAACATTTCCATTGTGTCCGGCTCTACATTTCTCGTTAAAAATCCATATATAAAAGCACCTGCTAATAGATAAGTTAGTACAGGTCGCACTGATCCCCTTAATATCTGTATTATTGGATGTACTTGATCCCCACGACCCTCATAAGCAACAACAAAATCTCTAAAAGAACCCTCTGCTTTTTGCACAGATTTTTCCATTTCCATCTTAGCTTTTTCTTTAGCTTTAGGGTCTGGAATCATATCAAGAACCTTGCTCATTGCAGGTTGTAATAATGGTAATAATGCTTGAATCATATTAATAACTCCATATGTTAGGTCTAGGCTCTTGATCAAAAGTGTCTAGATGTATAAAACGACCAGATGCTTTTTGCTTTATTCCTATGCCTTTAAAATCAAGATTAATCGCTAATTTAATTAGTTTATATGCTTCTTGTCCATCACAAGCAATATCAACTGCAAGACCTCGTGTATGTACTCCGGGTCTTGATTTAGCTTCTTCTATAGGATGTTTTGGATCACGAAACCCACTAGTGATAATTAATGGTTTACCATAGGCATCTCTTAATTCTTGTAATTTACCCATAAAATGTTCTGTCATAAAACATCTTCCTGTGAATGTACAAGCTAGTTCTTTTTCTGAAAAATTAGGATAGTTTTCCCATCTCATGCTTTTCTCCTTTGTCTGACGATTTGTAATGCTTTTTCAAATGAAAAATATTCAACATCATTATTTTCAAAGTATTCTTTTCTGTACCTTTTCGACAAGGTTTGTATCTGTTCTGTGGCATTGAATACACATCTGCGATTATCGATCCCAACATGTGCCAATATATCATAACTTTCTATCCCTTTAATATATTTTTTTTTACTGCCACTACCATTATTAAAATGATAAATTCTTGTTATTTTACTTTTTTCTAATCTTAATGTTGCAGATTTAACTTGTATTCTTAAATATTCGTTTTCGTTCCAAGCAATTAAATCTACAGAATCTTGTTGCGCCAAACTTACTTTCCAACCTAATTCGAGTAATGCACTAGCACATATATATTCGCCTATTAAACCTTTTGTTGTCTCTGCAACTTCCATTATACTTGTGGTATGCCAATCATCTGATTTATACCAAACATCTCCATTATTATAAATGTAAAAAATAAAAGCAAAATTCCACCTGCAATTAATTTTCCACTAAAATTAGTTGACCCTATCTTTATTGCTATAAATTCATTACCTAAAATTCTAAGTATTAACTCAAATGAATTATCACCAACATTAGCTGATACTATTTTTTTATTTTCCAACACTTCTTAAACTTTCCATTACTTTATCGATATTTGGTTCATCACTATTAGGTTTATAAATACATTTATATTGTTTAGGACACCAACTTTCAATCATAAGTTCATAAGTCTTATTTCCACCTTGATATATACACGCTTGTTTTCCTGTAATTTGCGACTTAATTCTTTTTTTTAATCTGCAAGTTGTATATTTAGGATTAGGAGTAACACCTTGATGTTTGAGTTGTTGTTTTGTATATGGTTTAGGTTTGTATTTATAACCATCTGCAAATGAAACATCTGAATTACATAACATTGATAAAGTTAATGGTAATATAACCATATATTTAGTCATTATATTCTCTAATAATAAAACTATTTTGTGTGTTAAATGGCTCTATTGCTCTTGCTCTATCTGACCAAATCATAGCAATTATTCCAATAAAACCTAAAACTAAAAATCCTAAAAAAATCCAACCAATAACCTCAAACATTTGTTGTCGCATCTTTTGTTGCTTATAGACCATTTCTTGCCTTTGTTTTCTTATCTGACCCTCCATAGCTAAAAGATCACTATATGCACCCGGTCCATAAGTCATATTAAGAAATACCTTTAATTCATATCTCTGTTCTTCTAATTTCTTTTTTGCAGAATATGCTTGTATTGCAGCTTGTTCTATTGAGCCTTTATCAAATAGCTTTTTGAATAATGGTGGGTTTTTAGCTTGCTTTTCTGCATTGTCTATATCTGAAACTGCACCCATCCAACGACCTAAATCACCAGACATTTGCTCTATATCACGACCTATTGCAAAACCTTGTTTAATTGCATTAAATGCTTTTGATGCAACTCCAACTGCTAATGATATAGTTACTGGGTCTATAATAAGTCTCCATTATTTTCCTAAAAATTTTTTTATTGTATCAGTTTCATAAATGCGAATACAAAACCAAATAATGGATAATACTGAACCAATCAAAGCTGCAACTTCTGGCAACATACCAAATAAAGAAACACCTGCAGTTGTAGCAGCCGTCATATCAATTGGTGTCTTATTCATGTTAATCGCCCTTTATTTAATTTTTTACATCTATATTTTATTGCTTTAAAATTTGGATAATAATAAGGAACTTGTCTTGCTATTTCTAATGCTCTTTCAAAACATCTTTCTTCAGTCTTATATAGGTCTTGAATATCTTCTAACTGCATACAATTATTAGGATTGATTATAGCACAAATAAAGACAAAGCATTTAAACATATTTTAAATTTCATCTGGGAAATCATAAATAGGAGCGTTTCCTGTAGGATTATCATCACTATCTGTAGGTACTACAAACAACGCTTTAAAAGCATCTAAATCTGCACAACCATTTATTGCAGTTTCTATTGTGCCACTTGCAGTTCTAACGGCTGATCTATATGTGGTTATTGTAGATGGTATTGCTTCATCTGTTTCTGCTTTTCTTGTTACATACCAATCGCTAGAAGCTAGTAAACCATTAGCAGTTGTTTTTGTTTGTGCAATCCATCTAGATTTAAGACCTAACTGAACCATTTGCTTTCCAGTAGTAAGGTCAATGACTGCCTTGCCATCTTCATCAACTACGTTTTCATCTGCTAGTTTTCTTTCAATACCTTTCGCCCAGTAAAATGTATTGTCATAACTTGTATCAACATCAGCTTCTATAGATACACCCCATTTTTTTAAATCATCAGCAGACCAAGAACTTGACCAGTTATAAGGGTGCTTAAACCCATCATCATCTTGCCAAGCCTTACCAACTTTGAGGTATCTATCTTTGTATTTATAAGCCATTATTTTCTCCTATCTTGCATTAGCATATTTAAATGGTGCTTCGGCAAATGCCATATAGATGTATGTGCTACCACCTGTGTTTAAAGCAGTTGTACCACCTGCAGAAGTATTCCTAATTTTAAAACCATTACTTAAAAAATCTATATTTCTATTTGTAGTTCCAAAATCTGATTCTGAACTAAAATCATCTGCAACTAAAATATCATCTACCTCATTAAATGTACTTCTTACACTATCAACCATTAGCCATTCTGCTGAAGCAGTAATATTTTTTATTATAATAAAAGCAGGGCGAAATCCTAAAAAAGCAAATACTCCATCACTATTAGTTGCACTCGTTGCACCATTACCAGTATAACGGCCAAACTTTGAGTAACCCTCTATCTCTGCGAAACAATAGGCAACCATTCCTTGTCCAGAGCCATTACTTTGAAAGTTTGTCCCAACACTAAACACAGAAGAAGTAGGTATAGTTCCATCAAAAACAGAACTGTCTGTAATTTTGCTTGTAACATCGTCTAACAATAATAAATCATTTCCATTAAAACTATTGCACCAAAACATCCAAGCAGAAGTAACGTCTCTGTTTTTTATAATAACTACATCAGCGGTTGCACCTAATCCGTGACCAACAGTAGCACTTGAACCAGTACCAGTATAAGTAACAATGCTAAACCCTGCATCTGTGTTTGCTTGTACTGTACTTGCTATAGATGGAACACCACTTGAAACACTATCTACTGCAATAGTTGAGGTTGTGCCACCATTTGCTTTCCAGTTCCAAGCAACGTATGTGTACCCATTAGCATTTGTATCACCACCATTTTGAGCTAAATTAAAACCATTTGTTTCAAAAGATGTAAAAAAAGCAGTATTATCAGATTCATCATTTGTTAAATTTGAAAATAAAACATTTCCTGCAAGTCTTGTTGAATCAGTTAGAATATGATTTGATGTATTGCTTTTACTTTTTATCCAAGTCCAATCTGGTTTAAAATCAATATTACCCAAAACATCTGTGCCACCAACCCTTATATTTTGTGTACTATTTGAATCAGTACCATTACCTATATAAGTAAGTGTTCCAAAATAATCATCAGCCTGTTTAGTCTGTGCAGGACTAATGGGTATATTATCATCATTAAGGTTAGCTGAACATAAAGATTTAAACCCAGTTGGGACTGCATACTTGAAAACGCCTGCCCCCTCACTTGGTGTTTCTGTTCCTGCAGTTAAAGTACTATTAGCAAATTGACTATCTTGTCCAAAGTTCCAAGTTACATTTGAACCAGTTGAATGTGGCTGACAATAAAAGAAATAGGCTTGCCCAACATTATCAGCACCAGTAGGAATTATTGTTGAACTTGCTACAAAAGCATTTGTTGTTGTACCATTGGCTATTTCTGATGATGTTGCAGAATTTTCCCAAGTTCCATCTTTACCAAAATAAAGAGCATTATTATCTAAATCTAATGCAATCATTAAAATATCACCTGCTATATACGTTCCAACTCTACTAGAATAAGGAGAAGAAGTGCCATCTACTTGACCAGTTCCATCGTCACCCCAAAAATATTCATCATAGGTTCTTGCAGGTCTTGACCTCATGCCAAATCTAACATATCCAGTGCCTGCTTTAGCATTTATTCTACACTCGGCATACCATTTGCCAGATGTAACACCAAAATTACTACTACCATTTGACCAACCAGAACTTGAACCAGTTACTTTTAAATTACCCTCAGAATATGTTGCTTTATAATAACTTTGATAATCTAAAGGCTCAGATAACGAACCTAATGCCGTAGCAAAATTATTCTCTGGACTATCAGGCATATTACAATCAGATGCGACTATACCACTAGATGTAAAATGATGTGTATTGCCACTTGTGTCTGCACCTATTGTTGATGATGATGCAGTTCCAGTTCCAGTTTGATTGAATTGTAATCTAAATCCGTTAGTGCCATATGAACCAGTATATTCTTTTGGAATCCATACACCATTTTTTACTTCACCAAATTCGTCAAGATAACCATTAGTTTCACCTATATTTAATCCATCTAAAAAATTTACTTCAGCTAAATAACCATCAAATTTTTGAGTTCCACCAGAACCATCAGGCGCTCTATTACCAAATGCGTGTAATTGAGTGCTATTAACTGCACCATCAACATTTGTTGGGTGATTTTCTGTTGAAAAAGATGTTTCACGAACACCATTTACATAAATTTTACCTATTGTGTTTGCAGCATCCATCATAGCAACAATATGATACCAAGAAGATGTGTCTCTAAAAAGTCTAGTTGTTACATACTCTGTATTTCCAACACTTGATATTTGCCTATAAAATCTTAAAGCATTGCTAGGTGTAAAATTTAATTGTTCAAATCCAAGACCAGTATGACTATTTCCTGCACCAAAAATAGTTGGAGAATTAGTACCAAGATTGCTTCGTTTAACCCAACAACTGAAAGTGTATTTTTTTTGGTTTGTTGCAGAAGATGGACTTCTAGTTAATCGCATATCACTGCCATCATCAAACCTCAATGACTGTGTAGCAACATCATTATAGAATGAAACTCCAGTACTTGCTAACCATTGATCTGGTGAAAACATTATGCAAACCCTAACTGTGGTGTTCCTAATAATATTGAATTATTACCTTTAATTATATAAGGTAGAACATCATAAGCATTATTTGCACTTGATAAAGTTAAAGCACCACCACCTACAGTTTCATAATCTCCTGCACTAGAAAATGATAAAGTTCCTGCCGTACCTGATGATGGTTGTATAAAAATAAATACTCCAGTTTGACCTACATTTGAAGCTTCTGTACTTGGATTTGCTAAAGCATTTGAGCCATTTCCTAGAGTTACAATAAAATTATTAAAATTATCAAAATTAAAAACTCCACTCACACTTGCAAATGTATCAGAAAATGTTGCAGGAATTTGTGCTTTTGTAAATGTTTGTGTTGCATCTGAAACAATATTAGTTGTGGTATCTGCACTTTGATCAAATCCCATTATTGTTATAAATGCATCATTATCTTCATTTCTGAATTTTAAAACATTGTTAGTTATGTCGTAAAAAAACTGATTAGCAAATGTTGTTGATGGTGCAGATGTTCCACTACTTGTTGATGCTAATGCTTGTAATGCTGAATTTAAATCTCCCCTAAAAGCCGGGAAACCCTGATCTATAATTGTAAAATCATTTTGTGACATTTCTTTTCCTTTTCTAAGCTGCTAGTTCACCATAACCTTTTGCGACATAATCAAATGTCCTATTTACTACATTATCACTACTATTATAAAAAGTAATAGTAAAACCAGTTGCACTTTTACTTGTTATAGCATAATAATCACCACTTGTTAAGTTACTTGCAGAAATACCAACTCCCTGTAGTGCCTTAAATGATGGACTAAATGTAATAGCTTTTGACCCTGTTCCACTAACTATATCTGCTTCAGATACAACCCTATCTGGCATATCTACAGTAACTGACAATGCAGTAATCTGTGGTGATGCTTCTGCATCTGAGGTTGTTAAGTTGGCTTTAAATTTATAGGCTCTTGCTTTATAATCACCAACAAAAAATTTTCTAAATGCAGTATATGTTGGTGAGCCACTTGATGGATCATCTTCAGTTGTCGCAACTAATAATTCAACATTCACATCATCAAATGCTTGAGGATCACCATCAAAAGTACCTAATCTATCATCAAAATTACCTAAAGCACTATCGAATGTGTCAACATAATCTTTTCTTACAACATTTAAATTATGACTAACTCTGCTTGTATAAATATTACCTAAGTCAACATAATTATCAAATTCATATGTACCACTAGATGATATATTACCACCACCACCATCAAACAATCCTTTGGCATCATCAAAATTACCAGATAGACTATCAAAATTTATACTTGTATTTAATTGAAGCTTATTATCAACAACTGCTGTATTTACTTTTGTTCCAGTAAAATTAGGATTTTGTGTAGTTGTGGCAACTGCATTAAGGTTTTTAATATCTTCTATTATAGCTAATTTACTTGTTGCATTTAAAGATGCATTTCCTAGTTTATCAACTGCCTTAATAAAATAAGTACCTGTCATAGCTTCAACAACTGCCGTGTTAGCAGGTCTTGCAACTTTTGCATTTAAATCGATTGCATTAGCATATGTTGCACCACTTGTTTCTCTAGCGTGTCTTATATGATAATGAGATAAATCTAAATCAGTAACTGGTGTCCAACTTAGATGTGCTTCAGTATTTATTATATTAACACTAAAATCAAGTACATCTTGAGGTGGCGCACTTTCACCAACAATTTGATGTTGTGTGATTGCATAAGAAGAACGACTTAATCTTGTTATACTTCTTGCCCTAACATCATAAATTGCACCATCATCAACATTAAGAAATTCAAATAAATTAGCACTTGATTTTCCTAAACTAATAAAATCAGTATCAGTTGATTTTTTTGCTTGCACCTCAAAATCAATAACTTGTGGATTAGACGTAGTTGCTCTGACAATTAAAACAGATACTGCAGCTTCATTTAACACCCTTAACTCATCAGTTGTTGTTATTACAGGTTCTGCAATTACAAATGGGTCTGGCAATGTTGTATTATCTTGTTGGAATATTTTTTCTTCTGCATTCCAATCATAAACTGCACTATTTAATTCTCTTAAAACTAAATCAACTCCCATAATAGGAACACCATTACCATCATTCTCAAATGCAAGATTCCATTCTGCAACTTCAAAAACCTTAGAACTAAATCCAAACCTTTCATTAGTAACAGATACAGTATCACCTACATTAAGTTGAAATGCTTTTAATTTACAAGGCATTTCTAATGTCACTTGTTGTCTATTTCTAAACAATGCAATTTTAGCTAATCTTTGTGCCATAGGTGATGAAGTTGTATATGGCAAATCCATATCTAAAAAAACTTGATCTCCATTATCTTCATTCCGAAAAGTTGTTGATGTGAAAGCAGGATAATCTGCAGCTATAAAATTATTATCTGGTGATGTAAAAACACCTTTAACTGCATTAAAATTATCTCTTCTTGATCTTCTAGATTGTAAACCGATAGAACCTCTTAAATCACCCTCATCTAATGTAACAGTTGGTGACACATATTTAGCTGCTTTTGCTTTAAATGTTCCATTAGAAAATATAACTTCACCACCCATAGGAGTTAATAGATTTTCTAATATGTTTTTTGGACTTCCGTTACTTTCAAAAGTTCCATTAACTGTATATCTTTTTTCAGTACCACCACCAGATAAAGTAACATTTTCATCACATACATTAGCTGCAGTTGTAAATGAAGTGTCATCTATTTCATCTGTTGATGCATTGAATCCATAAATACTATCTGTTAAATAATCTCTAATAGCTAATGCAGGATTTGTTGAATATGCAGTTGAAGATGTTCTAGGGTCATATAATTTTTTACCTTGAACTATAGCTGATATATTTGGTAATCCATTTGGGAATGCATCTGCATCAAACTCTAATCTGGCATAGACATAAGCAATGCCACTTAGTTTATGGTTGGTTGTCCATTTCCCATTACTATCTGCAATTAAATCTGTATCTGCTGATTGATCAGATGCACCTAAATGTTTTTTAATTCTAATTAGATTTGCATATTGTGTTGGTGCAGTACAATTACCACTACCATTAATAGTTATAGCAGTATCATTTATATATATTTGACCAATAGAATTAACTTCATGTGATGCCATTAAAATAACTAGATGAAGATATTTATCGTCATTTGTACTTTCAGCAAATCCTAAAACACCTGACACTCTTGTTTCACCATAAACCATTCTTCTAGGAACAGTTGGTTGTTTTATCATTTGTGTTCTATTTACTGATTGAGTTGAAAAATCAGCAAAACTAGGTAACTTTGGTTTTGGTGCTAAAGACTGCATTGCTGCAGATGCTGCGGCTGAAATCACATAGGCTTTAGCTGCAAATAACATTGTGCCACCTGCTGCTGCAATAACTGCTGCAGGTGCAAAATAAACTGCTGCAGCAACTGTGATTAATGTTGCCGGATTTGTAAGTGCTTTAACGAAATCATTAAAAAGACCCATTTATCTTCCCCATACAATCTCTTTATTCTGTAAATCAGCAATAAATTCTAATCCTTTATCATTTGGATAATCTATTTTTTGATCTTCAGATGTATATCTTCTTTCTCTACTTCTTTCTAAATCAATTAAACGACTTTCAGCAGTTAAACTTATATTTGCAGTATCACCACTATCTTTAATGCTCATTGTGTCCATACGACCACTAAACATTAAATAAGGATCAGCAACGACTGCACCATTAGCATCTAAAACTCCTAAATATAACTTTGCAGGTCTACCTTGATATGTTTCATTTAAAGCACTTGATATTAAATCAGATGGTATCCCAGATAATGTTACGTTAATTCCATTAGCTTGTATTTCAGCAGTTTCACTTATTTGAGAAACATTAAGAAAATCGCCACCACCAAAAAAAGTTGTGCC